ATCTAGGTCGTCTTCGTCTTCATCCCAGTAGTTGTTGCTCATAGCAACCCACCCTTCTATTCGTTGTAGTCGCAAGCCTCAGATTCTGGTCGGGGAACCAGGCTGGCTCTTGCTATCGGTCTAGTACGCTATGTGAGGCCGATTGATTCACATAGGATTCTATTTGTTTAAACCATACCTCTGGCTTGAGAAGCAAATGACCTGCTGCCTGCCGTTCCAGTACGTCCAGCAAATCTTGCTCCTTCACGTTCTGCTAAATCTGCAAGTCTTTGAAGTTCAATAGCATTTTGGTCAAATGTTGCTGACACTGCTTGTTCTGTTGTATAAGCCTGTGTTGGGGTTATGCCAGTTTCAAAAGATGTCAACCTTTGCGCCTCTGGGAGTATTTGTGCTACCTTTGCAAATTGTGCACCAGCAGTTCCAAATGTTTGTCCTTTAGAAACTAATCCAGAAGCAAGTTCATCACTTATATTAAGTCCTTGTGAAGTACCAGCAGCAATAACTCCAGCCTTCTTAACTGTACGCTCTAATTGTTTTACACCCTCAGTACCAGTCAATAATGCTGTGGCTAATGCTGACCTAGTTACAGTTGGAAATGTTTTTGCTATTTGTTGCTTGAATACTGCTGGAGCATTATCAATTAAATCAAATACATCAGTAATAATTTCAACGCTTTCATCTACTGATTTACCAGTAGCCATAACTGTGTTTAAAAATGTTTCATTTGCTAAATCACCTAATGCTGACCGACGAAGAATATCGCCAAGTCTTTCTTGGGACTTTATGTATTCTGCAATAGTAGGTACATCAATTGCTTCACCTTTTGCACGACGTTCTTGTAGTTTAAATATACCACTGAATCGATTTGTAAACTCTGGTATAGATTTTTCCTGTTGTGCTTGATACAGTGAAAGATTAATTGCATCCTGTATGGTTGCACCATCTTTGTAGAATCCAGAAACTAATCTATATAGTTCAGATACATAAGGCTTAGATGCTTCTTCTTTACCCATAAGCAATGAAAGAGTATTAATAAAAAAGTCTCTAGCAAGTACTGGGCCAGTAACTGTTGGAGTAAGGGTATTACTTGCTGGAGTTACTTGTGTGTTGACGTTGGTTGTAGTTGTTATTGGTTGTAATGCACCAGTGTTTGGGTTAACTTCATATCCCAATGCTTTAGCCTGAGTTTGTAATTTTTGTGTTTGTACATCTGCGCCAGCATAAGCCTTTTCAAGCGCTGCTCTAATATTAGGGTCTTTAATTTCAGATAATTGTGAACGCATTCCCTCATAAGTAGGCTTAGATGTGTCAGCAGTTTGATTAGTAATGTTTCTTACAACATCAACTGGACTTGGTTGTGCGTTTAGTGCTGCAAGTTGACGCTCTAAATCTTTTGCTAACTTGTCTGCCTCTGTTTGTTTCCTGGCCATTATACTCCAAATCCAAGTGCTCTACCAAGTTCATTTGCTGCGTCTATAGCATTATTGATTTCTGCTCTGGTCTTATCTCTATTTGGGTGCTTAAGTGCAGCACGAGTTGCTTCACCTACAGACGCTGGTGGAACCTTGCCGATAACACCATCTGGTCTAATTAACTTATCAATAAATGGGTCATTTAAATTAAGAGAATCAACATCTACTTCCCAAGCATCTGCAACTGCTCTTAGTACTGGATTAACCAAGTCTCTAACACTTGCGTTAGGTGTTGTCTTAAGACGTTCAGCATATTGTGGATATTCAACTGCAGCCTTTGCTGCTAATTGAGTCTTGTAATCATTTGCAGTAATCTTGCCACTAGCAATTTGTTTAGCAGCATTCTGGATTTCTATTTCAGAAACTGTGCTTAAGTTAAATGCCTTAGCAATATTACGTGCCTCGGTAAGAGCGTCTAGTGCCTTGGCTCCTAGCGCCTTCTCGTCAGCAAAGTTTACTTTTGACCAGATAAAGTCTCTGGTAAATGTCTTTGGGTCAAAGAAAGATGGGTACTTAGTGCTTATAATATTCTTAACGGTTGTAGAAACATCAGCAGTTTTGCCTGACTGAATAGTTTCTTTTGCTTCACGAACTACTGTATCTAGTTGCTCATTAGCCTTTTTGTTATAAGCGGTAACAAATGCTGCAACATCAGCAGAATTAAATTTACCAGTAAATTGAATGTCACCAGCAATACTTTCAAGTAACTGTTTCGCAGCAGTTGGGGTAAGTTTAATGGCTTCAGAAGAGATTGTTTTACCAGAGTCGCCACCGCCTAAACCAACCGCAGCAAGTGCTGCAGCAACGGCTGCTGCTAAGGCCTTCTCATCCATTATTTACCTTCTTTCAAAGTAGCATCCTTCATATTATCTTCTTCAAAATTACGGTTAATTAACTCTTGTAATTTTGGGTGCCAGGTCTTCATACGCTCATCAATAAATCCTATGTAATTTTTCTTTACTTTAGACTTTTGAGGACTTCTATCTGGCATACCTTTATACACTTCAACTACAGTATTTCTGATTGTCATAAACTCTTTGACATCGTTCCACAATTTTGTATTGCCATACTTACTCATCCACTCATCATTGTTTAAAACAGTGTTAAGTGCATAAGCGTAACGGAAAGACTTGTCGCCACGTTGTGGGTCATTATACTCTTTCCACCAAGACTCACTTTGCTTTCTGATTAAATCTCCAGCAACAATACGTCTAGCCTCAAGAAGTTCTGGGTGTGAACGTAGTGATTTATTATCACGTCTCTTGGCTTCGGCCTCTAATGTATCAGTTAACTGATTATATAAAGCCCAGCCACGATTAATTTGTCTGCGTTCTTCTTCTTGCTTAGGAGTTAACTTAATGTCATTTAATACGCTTCCGTCTGGAAGTTTAGTCTTAGGGTCATTAAGTATTCTATAGATAGAAAGATTAAACTCTTCTTTACTGGCATCGACATCAAGAGTTAACAATCCAACTAACTCTTGATTTTGTCTTGCTAGCGTTTCGGCAAGTCCTGTTGAGTCTTCAAATACACGCTTATAAGATTCATAATTAGGTTGAATATAAGCATTTGCTGAAGAGCCTTTAAAACTTACTCTATCAACTGGGAAGTTTGGACCTAACTTAGCAGTTAACTCTGCCCCTGCAAGTTCTCTTGCAAGTTTCTCGTTGTTAGCAATTAATCTATATTTATTAACAAGTAAGTTATATGCTTCTTCATACAAAGCCATTGGGTTGGTATCAACCTTTGCTGGAGCACCAAAGATAGATGCAAATGCCCAGTTGGCCTTGACTGCAAAATTTTTCCTAGTGTCACGATAAACTACTTCTTCTCCAGGATACTTCATAATGCCTAATTCATCTAAGGTCATATAGTAATTATGAACATCTTTCCAAGAGTTTAAGAAATCTGCATTTCCCTCTGGACCATTAAAGTAGAACCAAGCATCTTTTGCCCACCTTGGAACTAATGAAGATTTCCAGTCAGTTTGTGGACCATATGGAAATAGAACATCATAGTTAGCGCCTAACCAACTCTTCATTAAATCTTCTGTTTGTGGTTTCCGTTTGTAAATTTCAGCAACAGCAACACTAGAAAATATAGATGGAGATGGATAGTTAAGCAAAAATCCTATTGAACGAGCATTTAATCTAATACCCTTGCCACCAAAGAATCCCATTTCCTTGGTTGCTGGTACTACTAAGTGCGTAGCCTCTAGTGGATTATCTGTAGGGTTTCCATATTGGTCTACACCAAACGACCTAAATGCTGATTGGTAATTATACAGGAATTGACCAACACGTTCTGGATTCTTGAGAGCAAAACGTCCATAACGATAGAAAGCATTTAAAGATGCAGTAGGAAAAGCAGTTGCTAATCTAGCAGCATACAATGCTCTATTCTGCCTGCGAATTGTATAGAATGTTTTCTCATTCATTTCTAATGCTTCTCGTCTAGCAGCAGAACGTAAAACTTCTAGTTTATTAAAGTTGAAAGTACCATCTTTGTTTATAAAAGTAAAACCTTGTTCAGTTAATTCATTTGCTTTTTTAGCAACTGCATCCATAAAGAATCTGTCAGCAGAAGCCCAACGTATTGGATTCTCTGGACGAGTCAATAAACCAAAAATACGAGAGGCACCCTTGTTAATAGCACCCTCAATTTTATCTAAGGTTCTATACCCAAACTCAGATGCTACGTGAATATTAAAATCTAATGGGTGAATTGGACTTAGTCTATTTAAGTCTTTGCTTAAAATTTGAGCCAACTCAGCAGAGTTAACTTCTTTTGAAAGTACTAATGCCCGTGCTTCAACATTTGGCAGATACCTGTTTACTAAACCTACTCTATCTCTTACTGTTTCTAGAATAACTGAAGGGGTTACATCTCCAAATTGTTGGAAGTAAACCTTACCTTCTTTACTTAAGCCCCATTCAACTAATTCTTTTTCGGCTTGGCCAGCAAGGATTCTGTCTACCAATTTGTCGCCACGAAGTGAGCGATTAACAAAATATTCCAACTCATCAAAATAAATTGGGTCATTTACAAAGGTTACGGTAGATGGACCTCTGCGAAGAGTAAGATTTGAACGAACTCCAATTCCAATTTGACCTAGGTAATTTGCTGCTACAGTACGAGAGTTTCCAAATTCTTCACCAAATGCTGAACCAAATTTGTTTTCAGCAAATAAAGATTCTCCTGGTACCCATCTGCCTTCAATTTCTCTATACTGTACTGGTTTTCCATAGTAGCGTTTTTTATAAGCAGCATCTTTTAAGTATACGTCAGCCTGTGCTTTTCTTGCACTACCTAATCCAGTAAGAATATCGTCAATAACTTTGTATTGATTTGCTATCTCTTTATTAGCAGCAAGTATTTCTTTAGCATCTGGCGCTAGAGTATGTATAGAACCCTTAGCCTTTGTAATTGCTGCTTTAGCATTAGCAAGGTCTGCTGCATATCTAGCGGTTAGACTTGTTTGCGCAATAGCATCTTCCTTAACAAGGAATTTTTTATCAAATACAAAACTTGGATGAACGTCAGTTGGCATATATTCAACTGGGCCTTTAGGTCCACCAGTTGTGAAGGGAAGGGTTTTATCGTTTTTAACCTGTAGGACAGGAAGACCCTTATCAATTCTATTTTTCATTTCTCGTGCAGAACCACGAACAATTCTTGTTGGAAGATAAGGAACATTTTCAGCAAGGGCGGCTTGAAGTCTATGATTTCCTTCACCAAGATAGGCAAATCCAGTCTCATTATCATATATAACTACAAGTGGATTCTCAAGTTTTCCAGTGCGAAAAATTTCCTTATAAGATGCTACTAATTTTGCATCAACTGGATTGCCAGGCATTTTTGCAAGATATTTTGAATCAACAAATCCAACTACACTACGTGTTTCTGGAAGTCCGCCCTTACCACCATCTTTATATTCTTTAATATTTGGAAACAATTTTGTCTTTTTTGTACTTGTTCCAGATAAAGATTCTAAGAAGTTAACTCTACGCTCAAGTGAGGCAATAGTTGGTACGGCTGACTGCTCACCGAATGGACGAACTGCATCACGTAACTCAAATTCAATATCATCAACTAATTTAGAGGCAGCCTTAAGGTCTTTCATAATTAAAGCCTTGTTGTCTCTTATGGTTTTAGGAGATAATTTAACTGCATACTTTTCTGGCTCTAAGTATAGAGCAGCCTCGGCAGTTAATCTATCTAAAGAATCTATTGCTTCATCTAATTGCTTAGATATATCGGTTACCGCTTTATCTACGGCATTAAATTGTTTTTTATTTAAAACTCTATTTGCTTGGCCAAGAATTCTATTTTTATTATTTTCATTAAAGTTTCTAGACATATTTGGAACATTGTCTGTAATAAATTTATTTCCGTGTGCTAGGGTAGCACTTAAGATTGGTTCAAATAATGAGTTTTTTGGAATATATGATGGGCGTGCAAGCACGTCTATAGACCAGTATTTATTGAATGTTTCATAAACAAATTTAATTGCATCATTTGCTTGATAAACTTTAGTTTCAAATTTGCGCTTCTTAATAGCAGTATTTAATTCACGTTCAACCAAGCCCCAAGGAGCCATACGGCGAGATTCAATTAATTGACGTTGAGTTTGGGCATCAGTTATGACACGTTGTGCCTGAGCATCCATTGCGTAACCCTTTTGGGCAATAGAGTTTGTAGCGCCAAATACTTGATTTTTAATTTCTTGAGTAAATGTTTTAATTGTTCTAGTATCAAAAAATCCTTTTGAATAAGCAAGAATTAATCCCATTTGGTCTTCTAGTTCGTCAAGGACATTATTGCGCTCTATATTTGTTTGAGCATTGGCAAACTTAGATTTTACTTGTGTTCTAAATTCACCAGCAGTAATCTTTGTTTTTGGTGTAATGTTAATTAAGTTAGCACCATTAGTAAATAAATCAATGTCATCAAAGAATGCGTCAATTTCTTTTAATCCATCAAGTGGGCGAGAACCAGAGTATGTTACAAAGCCAAGTGGCTTTTCTGTACCAACAAATCTTACAACTCTAGTAATAGGACCATTCAAAGAACCACCAAGAATTCTTTCTTCTATTCCACCAAGCCTAGTAAAATCCCTAGTAACGGTAGAAGCCTTTAAATTTTGTAATTTACCACGAGTCTTAATAAATGCACCTTTACCAAGAACTGGCTCCATAGGCACATAGTCTTTTGCAAATTTATATGGAGTTCCTGTACCTGGGTCAAGCAACGAGTCTTTAATAAATTTATATTCAGGTACACGATTAATGGCATCATCAAACGCAGCATTCATACGAGACCAAGCCTCATCTGAAAACTCTAATGGTTTGCCGTCTTCAATTCTTTTGGCTTTCATTACAGAGTTAATGTCTGCAATTTCGTAAAGGTCAGCAGGTGCGTTCTTGGATAATCTATCTAATGCTGGCAGGTAGCCCTTATCAGCAAGTATTAAATCTTTAACTGTGTTTGGGTCAGTAGCCCTCTGAATTGGACTAAATAAATTTTCGTTGTTTGTATACTTTGTAAGTATTGTAGACACGTCATCAATGTTAGATGTGGCAGCCAACTTTGCAATATCATTACCAATGGCTGTTTGTCTACCAGATGCGGCGCTACTTTGAGTAAACAAAATTCCATCATCAATATCTTTTTCAACTTTAGAAAGATTTTTGACTCGTGTAGTAAGTCCAGCCTTACGAGCACCTAAAGAACCTACCTTGGCAGCAGTACCAAATGCGCCAGTCAATGCTATATTAGATACTGTAAAATCTGTTAAGCCAGTAAAATATCTTCCAACTGTATTGTCAACAAATGCTTTTTGAATATCATCATCATTCCATAAATCAACTTCATCTAAGTCAATTCCGCCTTTATCAAAAACAATATTTGCAATAGGCTTAATCATTGATAAATCTGATTTAGTTAATGCTTGAGCAAGGCTTACTTCTTCTGAACGGTTGTATGCCTCTATAACATCTGATACTTGAAAGCCTTTTTCAAACTCATCTTTTTGATATAATGGAGAGTCAACATCTGTTAATAGTCCATAAGTTGCAATTGGCCGAGTTACATATGGAGAAATAACTTCGTCGTGAAATTTTATTCCAGCCTTTAGTACTAGGTCATTGCTTACTTCAATGCCTTTTCCTAATACATCAACGCCTTTTGCTTTATTTTTTGCTGAATATTTTAAATTTTCTTTAACAATATTTTGTGTTTCTTGTTCTAGGCCTAGAGCAGTTAATTGCTTGCTTGTCCCAATTTCAACTCCAGCAGGAATTACAATATTTTTAATGGTTTGACCAGCAGTACCCAAAGTACCTGCAAGAATGCCAGGAATATCACCTAAGGTGCTACCTACAGGTTTGGCGATATTGTCTAGGAAACTATTCCATAATGACATTATATCTCCTTAAATTCTTTTACGACTAGGTGCACTGCCTTGTGGTTGTTCTTGTGTAATTGCTTCAATAAAAGCATCTCTATCATCTACTGAGTCCCAAGGAACTAATGATAGTTTCATAATAATTCCTAGGTTTTGATAACCTAAAGAATTTGCAAACTTATCAACATTGTCAAATAAACTACCAGGAGCAAAGGCACTCATTGCATCTCTTTTATGACAAAACTTAAAAACTGCTTATATGAATCTGGAGCGTCTGGTGCCTGAGCAGCAGTCACTAAAGATGGCATATACTTATTAATAATATCCTTGTTTTCAATTAATCTTTCGTCGCTACGTAGTGAGGCTGGTAATGCACTCTCGCCCGCTCCACGACCAAAGTTTACGCCAGCAGATTGTGGTTCCATCGGGCGTTGAGTATCATCTAATAGAGTTCTAATGCTGCTCATATCAAATGCTGGTGTTCCTTCTGCTTTAGCCAATTTTGCTCCACCTTGTTGTGCCATAGTTTCTACTCCAGTAGAACCTAAACTTTTCATATCTGGGATATACATATTTGGTTGACCATCTTTACTACCAGCACCACCTGATGCTGATACGCCAAATTTGTTTTGTGGAGAATCAGGTTGGTTGCCACCACTGTTTTCGTTACCAGCCATCGTTCCTCCTACTTAATTTTTTTAGGTTGTTCTTTTGATACGTATGGTCCTGCTGTAAATGCAGTAAGTTTAGATGCAATCTCCATTGCTTGGTATGCATCTGCTCCAGCATACATAGCACCTAGCGCATATGGTGCGCCTGAGCCTGCAGCATATACTCCATCTGCAGATTTACTTATTGATAACTCTTGGTCAACATCAAAGATTTCTCCACCAACAGCCATAATAAACTGAAAGCGAGTTTCTTTTGTATCTTCATCAAAGTTATAGCCATTATCTGTCATACATTTACGCAGAGATGGCATAGCCTTTACAATCATAAAACGATATAGATTTTCTTTATCTTGCTTAGTGGGAGTTGGTGGCTCCCAGATATGTTGTGCAATATCGCAAGGGAGTGTTTCTCCAGAACCAGCAATTAGAAACATTCCATTTTCAGAAATCTTCTTAACCTCTGGATGTGAATAAATTTTTCCATCAGCGTCAGTTGTTTGACTATCAGCAACTATGAAGCAGCGGTCTTTATGTTCTAAGCCAATTATTGTTGTCATTGTCCCCCACCTTGTTAACCTCTAGTGACTACTCTTGCGTTTGCTTTTCCACTTCCAGTTAAACTTGAAAGAATTGTTTGAATGTCTGGTGGTGGTGTAGGGGCTGCCATTTGTCCACCTTGTTCTGGTGGAAGAGCGCCTTCTGCTGGAGCACCAGAGGGAGCAGGGGACGTTTGCTCAACCATAGGATTAGAAACTCCAGCAGAAGGAACTGGTTGCTGCGGAGCGAATGTGGCTTCAATTGCATCTTCTAATGCTTGACCCTTTTGACGAGCCTTGATAACCGCAGCAATTTTATTTACTATTCCAGATGCATCTTGTCCACTTGCAACCATCTGAGGGATTGCTTGACTTAGTGCTGTAAGAGAACCAAGAAGAGATGTTCTCATATTCTCAACTTCAATTTTCTCAAGTTCCTGAGTAACGTTAACTGTAAATGGCAACTCACGCATAGCCATATCTTTAGATATTAAACCACCGCCAAGAGCCTGTAACATAAAGATAAGACCTTGGGCTGGGTTAAGACCAGCAAGCATTCCATAACGTACATCTGCAGAATAGTCAGACTTAATATCTTTAGTTGGCTTGTATGTAATTTCATAAGGTGAACCAGAATCTACGCCACGAATTGTTTTTTCTTCAGGGTAAATAGTTTCATCAATTTCAAAACATAAACGAATTACATCACGAAGTGCTGCTGCAAAGATAGCCTGCGCTGATTTAACCTGTGTATCAAAGGCACCCATAAGAGCCTGTACACCTTGACCAGTAACGATAGATGCATCAATGTTTCCAGTACGAGATTCTGGATAACGAGCACCAACTCTAAGTTCTGCATTAAGAAGATTTTGTTCAGTAAATGCACCTTGTGGCAATGTAAGTTCTACACGGCGAACACCTGCTGGGTTGGCTGTACGGATAACCGCATCTCCACCTAATTGTAATTCTTGAACATCTTGTGGAAGAACAATAGGTGCTTGTACAGATTTCTCTGCTGCTTCCATTGCAAGTAAAGCAAAACGATTACGAAGTAATTGAATTCCTAATACATCATCAAACTGTCCACGTAGTTCGTTATCAATAGATGGCTTACGGGCTATTACTACCATCATCTTACCAAGAGGATTCTTGGCCTGTGATAGAACTAAATTCTGTCTTGCTGGTAAATAAACAACTGATTGGTCTTTATCATAGTAGCGAATCATCTCTACTTGACCATTTAAATCTTGCTTGTATCCATCTTGTCCAAGGATTATAGAATCATACTCAGGGAACTGAGTTACCAATTCGCCCAATGTTAAAGTGTATCTTTTAGCAAATGCTACGCAGCGACCATATCGGTCAAACTCTGGATAAGAACCAATTGGATTTTCTAAACGAATGCGAGGTAATTTTGCTTCATCATCTAGTTCGATAATAAATGGAAGGAATCCGTAAGTTAAATACCAGTCCGCTCCTTGGTACATCTGTACAGATAAGTCAGAGTTCTGGAAATAGTTACTAGCAATGCGAGTACGCTTATCAGCAAAAGAACGAGCACGGTCATTAACCTGATTAGCCGCCGAGCAGTTGACTGCTGGGAGAGGTGCCATAACCTCTGAAAGGTCTCTGGCAACGACATCAATAAAATTTGCAACGACATTAGCGTCTACACCATCTGGAAAGAAGTCAGGATAGACTTCTGATATTTTGCCTTTACGAACAGCAAGAACGTCTAGGTTACGAGCATCTCTCTCGCTATTACGGTAACGCAGGGATTGAACCCGTGCTGCTACCTGTTCCATTGTTAATGCCATTTATATCCTAACGATTAAAGGAAAGTTATTTATCTAGCCCGCATATTGCTATTAATTTTAACGGTTGGAGATTTAGGTACATTGCCAAAAACATTTCGTACTTGTCTAAGAGCCGCTACTTCTTTTGCGGCTTGTCCAGACTTAGTAGATTTTACCATATCTGCTGAAAGAGCATTAGCCGTTTTTTGATATGTTTTTTTACTTATACCAAGTTCTTTTGCCTCTGCTTTAACATTTGTTAGGACTTTAACATTACCAGTACCCATCTCACGATATACAGGGGCTACTTGTTTTGCTCCAGCACCAGTAATACCGCCTACTGCTCTTGATGCAAGTTTCTTTGCTACTGCTCTAGCAGCAATGCCTGCTGCAATCATTGGAATTGCCATTGTTTATCTCCTTTAGTTATAAGTTTCGGCCCATTGCTCTGCAAAGGCTTCATCTAAATTAAGTGAACCACGTTTTGACTGTTGCGCTCTTGTAGCCCATCTATTGTTTTGGTATTGCCCAATTCGTGTTGATTGTTGCATTAGTTCACGGATACGAATAACTGCAAACCATAAAGCCATTACACAGTCAGTTGGGTTCTTAGTGTCAGGCTTCCAAGTAATAAGTTCTTGAACTAAAGTCTTAAGACCTTCAGAACCTTCATTGCTTGGTAATTCAAGTATGTTGTTATCTTGGAATCTACCATCTCTGGTTGAACCAAATAGGCTTGCCATAGAGGCTACACCGAATCCAACATCCCATTTATTCTTGCCAGTAAAGTGTGAGTTAAGTTGGCAACCATATTGGGCTAGATAATTTCTTAGGTTATCATCCAGGGCGTAAGCCTTCTGGTGGGCGTTAATTTCAATTCGTATTTCTTGTGGTTTAAATTTAGGCACCCACTCTTCAATCAAGTTTTGAATTTTGGCTGGAGTAGGGTCTGTCATATTGACACAATCTAAAACATATATCTTTCCATCAGAACGGTTATAAGAAACAACTACCGCTCCTGTTGCTCCCGCCATTGCTGGGTCGAGGCCAATAACTGTATATGTAGATTCACAATGCTTCGGATGTCCTGGGACTCCAGGCTTGAGAGGTCCTCTTTTTCGCATTCCATTAACACTACCTGCGACGCAGGTCGGAGAAAAGATTGAATTCTCTGTGACATCTTCTTGTTGGTAGACCATAGCCCAGACAGATGGCGCCACTTCAGAGCGTCTTGTAAATAGCGATGGTCCGTCCCATTTAGGGAACAGCCCTTCCTCATTCGCTTCATCTTTTTCGCCCTCTGGTCTATCAGTCCAAGGCCATAAGGTTTTCCAATTGGCTGGCTTCTCATCAAATTCTAATACGGCTGGCATAGCGAAGTATGTAAAAGGAGACTTGCCTCCAGTCCATTGTCCGCCATCCCTAATCATTTTATATAAATCAATTGAGGAGACACGGGTTCCTACTACTAGCAGTTTTCCGTGTCGCCCCAAACGTGTGATAACTTCTTTTTGAAGCCATTCAATTTGCTTTTCCCATTCGTGGGCATTTGAGTTCATCACAACGTCATCTAGGATAATCAGGTCTGCTCTTGCACCGTAAATCTGAGACCCGAATCCTAAAGCCTGTACCGTAGGGTCCTTCTCACCAGAATCTCTTCCAGTGCCTAGGTAAATCATATCTGCTGACCATTGAGTAGCGTCAGCCTTATATCC